TCTAGAGATAAAACTTATCTAATGGTTGACGGATACATTAGAGTTTATGACGGTCCCATCACTGCGATAGTTAGCCCTCTCGTAGCTGATGGATTAGTCGTAGAAAGAAAAACACTTCATAACATTTATTGCTATGGAGTTGAAACTTCTGACTTAGTGTTAACCGTTGGGCATACTGTATTAGCTGAAATACCTCAGGACTTAATCGAGGTAGCTTATGAAATCATAGATTTAATGTATTATGAGCATGAGACAGGAAAAACAGTTAAAAAAGACTTATCCGGTTTGTCAATAGATATTCTTAATAAGCACAAAAGATTTATAATGTAATGGGTGCAAGAAGATTTAAAAAACGAATTCAAGTTTGGCAAACCTTAAGAGTTGAAAACGGATTCGGTGGAAATACGCTAAACACTCAACTCATAACTTCAACATGGGCGGATATTCGCTCTCTAAGCTCAAATCAACGCTTTTCAGATAAGACTTCTAATTTTGGCATATCAAACACTCAGCTTGCGATTATAGTTACTGTAAGGCAACGAAATGACTTGACTTATAATTCAATAAATCAGTTTGTAAAGTACGCAGGACAGGAATATACAATAAGCTCTTTTCCGGAAGACAAGAACTTTGACCATAATTATATCACGTTTATAGCGGTTAAAGAAGATACAAAAGTCGTTTCAGTAAGTGAAGCAATAGACGCGGAATCAATATTTGTAAATTACAGTCAAAGAGTGTTAACTAGCGCCGGTTTAATTTCGTCTGAAGGATGTCAAGTATCATTTATAAACGCATTATTGGCTAATGGCTAGAATAAATCTTAAAGTCAAAGGAGTTGCAGATATTCAAAAAAAGTTTGCTGCTTTCGGGAGAGATGCGGAAAAACAGTTTGAGGATATTACCAAAATAGCGGCTTTAGACATTGCGGCCGACGCCAAAAGATTGGCACCAGTTGACAAGGGAGATTTACAACAAAGTATTGTTTCAATAGAAATAACTAAATTAATATATCAAATAGCAGCATTATCTCCTTACGCGGCTTATCAAGAATTTGGGACGGGTTTTTTAACCGATGTTCCGGCAGGGCTTGAAGAATTAGCCTTACAATTTAAAGGAGATGGAATAAAAGAAATCAACATTCCCCCTCAGCCGTTTTTATATCCGGCTTTTGTGTTAGGGAAAATTCAGTATATTGAGGATCTAACGACAGCACTAAAACGATTAACAAAACAATATGGATAAAGTATTTCCTGATAAGTGGGTTCGAAAAGCTCTTTATGACGCTTTAAACAATATCGTTGTTGAGGGTTCTCCAATACAAGTTTTTGACGTTCGAGTTACTGGACCGTCGATTCCACTAGATTATATTGTTATGTCAACTCAGACAAATACAGTTGATAAAGATAATAAATGCGAGTGGTTTTGGAATCACACTACTTTATTAGACGTAGCAACTACTTTTAAGCTTCCCGGCAATCCGGGTTCTAGGCTTGAGGTCGATGAAATAATGGATTCAGTCAGAGCGATTATTAATACACTCACGTTAGACGTTGCCTCAGGATTAAGCATTATCACTAAAACACAAAGTTATCCTAACGATATAACAACCGTTACTAAAAATGAAATCGTTAGCCGCAAGTTTCTAAGGCTTGAACTACTTATCAAATAATTATTATATTTACACAACATTAAAACTTATTAAATTTTTTAAGATATGAGCGAATTCATTAAAGGAGACGTAATTATTTTGTCAATTCACGATGGTTCGATTTATCGTCCTGTAGCGTGCTTGACAAGCAATTCACTATCTCAAACGAGAAACATCATTGAGAGTCAAACAAAGTGTGACCCGGGTGTAATTATTAAAGATGCGGGGTCATTAAGCTACGAAATAGCTTTTGAAGGACGATACATTGATACTACATCTGCGGGGGCTCAAGTCACTTTAGCTTCACACGATTGGTTAAAACCTAACGCAATGGAAGTATTAACTGGAAACATTTGGAGAATGTCAACTGGATTAACCGATACTCCTTTTTATTATGGAGATGGGATTATGAGTGACCTTGAATTAACAGCAGATGCCGGAGACGAGTTAGCTAATTTTAGCGGAACTTTAGCCGGAAGCGGTTCGATTGTAGAAATTGACCCAGTTGTATAACCAAATAATTAGCTATTATGAAACCTATTAGATTAAAATTAGATAAGCGAGAGTATAAATTTATTTTCGGCTTGGGCCTTTTGGGAGAATTGTTAGAAGAGCTCGATTTTAACTTGGAAGAGTTAATGCAAAAGTTAGAAAAGAATCCTTTTAAATACTATCCCTTTGTTATGTTTACGGCAGCTAAGTATTATTGTGAACTCGAAGACGAGGAAATTGATTTTACTTTACTCAGTATCACGGATGCTATAGATAAAGAAGGGGCCTTTTCAGACAGAAATAAGCCAATGATTAAATTTATTAAATTGTTTAAGGATAGTATTTTTAAAGACGTTCCTAATGATATCGAGGTAATAGACCCTGAAGAGGTTAAATCTGGTGAAGTAGAAAAAAAGTAGATTGGTCTAAAGATGTTATTTCGGTAGCACTTGGAGAGCTAAAATGTCCGTCTTTAGATTACGTTTACCGTATGACATGGGCGGAATTTAGAATACGGTTGTTTGCTTATAGAAGACTTGAAATTAAAGAATATGAAAAGGTAAGATTAGTTTGTTACCAGATTTATGTCTCTAATTGGTTTGCAAAGAAGAAACCAAAGTCAATCGAAAGCTTTATGCCTTTAGACCTTAAAAAGAAAGCTATTTTATCTAAGAAACAAAAGGACGCTATGAAAGCAGCAACCGAACAATATTTTAAAGAAAAAAAAGCGTTAGAAAATGGCTGATGAAATTAGTGTAATTATAGGAGCCGAAAACAAGGAGTTAAATAAAGTCCTTAAAGAATCGGGAAAGAATCTTGAAAAATTCAATGATAAAGTTGATTCTACCGGAGACGGATTAGGAAAAACTAACAAAAAGTCTATAGCCACAGCTTCATCAATTAGACAACTGACGAGCGCCTTAAAAAGCGGAGATGCATCCTTATCTAGTGTAGCAGAATCTGTTTTAGATGTAGGAAGCGCTTTATCTGACACTCAAAAGAACACAAATTCCGCACAAAAAGCTACTCAAGGATTATCAAGTGTAATGTCAGGCGCTTTAGCTGCTGCTTTATTGACTGCTGCGGTCGCAGCAACTAAATATTTATTTCGTTTAAGTGACGCGGCAAAGGAAACTCAACTTTTAATAGATGCTACTAAAAAATTAATTGGAAGCGCTAAATCTGAAATAACTACTTATACAGCTTTATTAAACATAGCTAGAGATAATACGAAAAGTATCGAGGAAAGAAGGAGAGCCTTGATAAAAGTTAATGAAAAATCCGGCAAATATATTGGGAATCTTACTTTAGAAACAATAAACACCGATAAAATAACTAAAGCCACAAAGGCCTACTCTATTGCATTATTAAGACAAGCTAAAATAAAAGGTCTTCAGGCTAGATTAAGCGATTTATATGCAAAACAATATGATTTAGAAAGCAAAAGTTTAGAGCTTAATTCCAATATACTAGATAAATTAGCAGTTGCTACCTTATTTGCGCTAGGTGTTGATAAAAAAGCGGGCGCTGTGGCCTTAGCTACAAGTAACGCGAGAGCTAAAAATGCAAAAGCTACATCAAGAGTAACGGATGAAATAGACCGTCTTAAATCAAGCATTTCAGGATTAATAGGAGAAGATGTAAGCTTAGAAGGAATTTTTTCATCTTCAAAAAAAGGAGATGCGGCTAAAGTTATAAGGGACCAAGTTACAGCAATTACAACCGAATTAGTTGCAGCTAAAGCAGTGATTAAACCGATTGCTAATGAATTAGGTCAAGACCTTTCAATAGTTCCTTCCCCTGCAAAAATGACAGCCGATGAGTTAAGAATGATGCAGCACTTATTAAATATTAATAATCAGTTAGCAGAATTTGAAGAGGCAGCAAGTCAAATAATCACTAATGGAATTGGAAGTACTTTCGGGAAATTAGGAGAAACGATAGGAAGCGCTCTTGCTACTGGAGGAGATGTTTTAAAAGCAGCTGGAGCGGGATTATTAGCGGGACTCGGTCAAATATTAGTTGACTTAGGAAAAATGGCTATTAAAGTCGGAGTTGGAATTATCGCTGTTAAGTTATCCCTAAAATCGTTAAATCCGGCGTTAGCAATCGCGGGAGGAATCGCGTTAGTAGCTTTAGGCTCCGCGTTCGCAAAAGGAGCGTCAAGTTTAGCCGATAGCGGAGGCGGCTCAGGCTCTTCAAGTGTTGCCGGTGGGGGAAGCGGAGGAAGTTCTTTTTCAACATCAACAAGTACAAGCGGGTCAGCAGGGGCAGGAGGGAGATATGTTTTTGAAATTCAAGGAACTAAATTAGTTGGCGTTTTA